ATGAACAATTACGAAAACTTACAAAAAGTTTTAAAAGAGATATTTGAGATGGATAAGGCGGATTTGGATTTTGGGATCTACCGCATTATGAATCAAAAACGCGAGCAGGTGATGGATTTCATCAATCACAAACTGCCCAAAGATATTAAAGATATACTAGCACAGACCCAGTCGAAGGGTTCTGCGGATGTTCAGGCAGAATTAGATAAAGCCATCAAGAGCGCCCAAGATTTAGGCATAGACCCAAATAATCTCCAAAAAGTCATCGAGCTGAAAGCACAGCTGGAAAACACAATCGATACCAATGCTCTGGAACAAGAGGTTTTTTCGCATCTGGCAAGTTTCTTTAAACGCTATTACAAAGCGGGAGACTTCATCTCTTTGCGCCGTTACAAGAAAGATGTCTATGCCATTCCTTACGAGGGTGAGGAAGTGAAACTACACTGGGCAAATCACGACCAGTACTACATCAAAACATCTGAGTATCTGAAAAACTATGCCTTTAAGACAAAAGATGGCAGACTCGTTCATTTTCAGCTAAAAGAGGCTTCTACTGAGCAGAATAACAATAAAACCCAAGGCGATCAGGAGCGCCGCTTTGCTATCTATGAAGAGCAGCCTGTCGAGGTGGTAGATGGCAGTCTGTACATCAATTTCACCTACGAACCACACAAGAAAACCGTAAAACAAGAAGACTTAGAGGTAGAGGCTGTCAAGGTTATTCAGTCCCATGTGGCTAATCTGACAGAGGACTTCTCGGGTATTTTTGATAAAGTACCGACGGAGAAAAACAAAAACCGAACGATTATAGAAAAACATCTCGGCAGTTTTATCTCTCGTAATAGTTTTGATTATTTCATCCATAAGGATTTGGGCAGATTTTTGTCTCGTGAACTAGATTTCTATATCAAGAACGAAGTCTTGTACATAGATGATATCAATACCGAAAATCCAGCCTTTTTCACGGCACAGCTCTCCAAGATAAAAGCACTGAAAACCGTGGCGTCCAAAATCATCACTTTCCTAGCACAGATAGAAGATTTCCAAAAGAAACTCTGGCTGAAGAAAAAATTCGTCATCAGTACCAACTACTGCATCACGCTGGACCGTATTCCAGAGGAATATTATGCTGAGATAGCTGCCAACCAAGCACAGCTGCAGGAGTGGAAAGAGCTCTACGATGTCACCATTACCTCTGCCGAGCAGCTGGCAGAAGAGCCTTTCTTGGTGCTGGATACCAAGCACTTCTCCGAAGAATTTAAAGACAAACTGCTGGGTGAGTTTGACAACTTAGACGAAGAAACCAACGGACTACTGATAAACTCCGAAAACTTCCAAGCACTGAACCTAATGCAGGAAAAGTATCAGGAGAAAGTGAAAACTATCTACATAGACCCGCCGTATAACACAGGTAACGACGGATTCACTTACAAAGATGGTTTCCAAAGCTCCAGCTGGGCGAGTTTTGTTCAAAATCGTCTGGTATTGGCAAAATATTTACTAAATCAATCTGGCGTGATTTTTCAAAGTATCGATGATAATGAACAAGCAAACCTAAAACAGATTTCGGATAGTGTTTTTGGAGAACAGAATTTTTTGCTTTTAATGGTTGTAAATAGAGCAAGTGAAATAGCAACAGAAAATATAATCCAAAAACATGAATATTTAGAATGTTATTCAAAAAACATTTCAACTTTTAGAGTAAATGGAATTCCAAAATATTCCATTTCTCGTGGTACAGTAGGAAATGAAGGACAAACAATGCCAATAATAACATTTCCCAAAGGGTTAAGATGCTATGGGATTTCAGATGGTATTTATAATGAAACAAGAAAAATAGATGGAAGTCTTGAAAATATAGAGAATTTAGATCCTATTATTGTTGAAAATGAAACATTGATGAATGATGTTAGAATGAAAGCAAGATGGAGGAGTTCAAATGATATGAGGAATTTCTTTTCGAATAGCTGTCAGCCTACCAAAGCCAAAATCAATGGAGTAATTGAAGAAATATATTTTGAAAATGATAGGTTTAACCCTCAAATCAAAAAATCAACTTTTGAAAAATTACCCTCATTATTTTTAGAAAATAAAAGAGGAAGCAAATATCTGGAAGAATTAGGGTTAAAAGGAGTTTTTGAGCATCCTAAGGATTTGAATTATATTTCCAAAATATTGCAAATAGCTACTACTCCAAGTGACCTCATTCTCGACTACTTTGCTGGTTCAGGGACTACGGGACACGCTGTTATCAAACTCAATAGGGAAGATGGGGGCAACCGTAAATATATCTTGGTGGAGATGGGCGGTTATTTTGATACCGTTACCAAACCGCGCATCCAGAAAGTCATCTACACAGACAGCTGGAAAGATGGAAAACCACAGGATAGAGAAGGGATTTCTCAGCTTGTAAAATACCAAGTATTAGAGTCTTATGAAGATGCTCTGAACAATCTGCAGCTGCCAGATAAACCGAGCGGGTCTCTACTAAACTTCGATGAACAGGCGCAGGAAGAATACCTGCTGAATTATATGCTGGATGTAGAGAGCAGAGACCATCTGTTCAATATCCAGATGTTCCGTAATCCGTTTAATTACCAACTGAAGGTTACCGAGAACAACGAGCTGGTGCCTACAAAGGTGGATTTGGTAGAGACCTTTAACTATCTCATCGGGTTGTATGTAGAGCGTATGCAGCGCGTGGGCGATATCAAATTCATAGAAGGAAAAACCAGAGAAGGCGCGAAGACCTTGGTTATTTGGCGTAATGTAGAAACCACGACCAACGAAGAAACCGCCAAAAAATTCCGTAAAATCTATGACAGCATTCGTTCTTCGGAGTTTGACCAAATCTACATCAATGGCGACCATCATTTTGATAACATGCGCACTGGCGAAGATACATTCAAGGTAAAACTCATCGAGGAAACCTTCTTTAAACAAATGTTTAATATTTCGGAATTGTAAAAACATGGCAAACTTTCACGAAAAGCTCGTTCTCAATAAATATATGCTGTCTCTTTTTGGGATAGACAGCATTGGTAAAAAAATCATGAGTAAAGATGGTGTTGAGATTTTTACCGAACTAAAATTATCATCTAATGAAGAGTATACCGAAGAAGGCAATACCCGATATTTACAATCGCTAATCCGTCATTTGTACAATTCAGAGCATATAACTGCCACGATGCTGCAGACCTATGATGAGAATATCGTACACTACACCAAGCAGATTTCTGAAAAACGCAGTGAACTGATTGTCTGGAAGTATTTCCAGTATCTGTCTTTGCTATTTACGGAGGTTTATTTAGATAAATATTTTCAGAATAAAATAAAACTTTTGACAGAGCTTAATGAATTTGTCAAAGAGTTTAATCATAAACAAACGCAGGCAAATGCTGGTAAAAAAAGCAAAGATGTATTTACAGTACAGCCTTTTACACTGGAAAGCTTAAACAAGCTGGCTTTTTGGAATGCTACTGGTTCGGGTAAGACCCTGTTGATGCATATCAATATCAAGCAGTATCTGCATTATGCCCATCTCTACAATCAGCAGCACCAAAACAAGGTTTTACTAATCACTCCGAATGAGGGACTAACGAAACAGCACTTAGAAGAGTTCAAGTTTTCTGATATAAGAGCCAATAGTTTCTCCAAGAATGATTCAGGAATGTATTCTGGTCAGCAGGTAGAGATTTTGGAAATTACAAAACTTGCAGAAGACAGCGGTGATAAAACCGTGGCGGTGGAAAGTTTCGAAACGAGCAACTTGGTACTGATAGACGAGGGACACGGCGGTATGTCTGGTGATTCTTGGAAGCGTTTTCGTGACCAGCTGAGTTTGACTGGTTTTGCTTTTGAATATTCTGCAACTTTCGGACAGGCTATCAACGCTGCATCAGGGCCGAAGAAAACAGAATTTACACAAGAATATGCCAAGAGCATCTTGTTCGATTACTCATACAAATACTTTTATGAAGACGGCTACGGGAAAGATTATCGTATTTTAAACTTAAAAGAAGATAATACGGACTACCAAAAACTATACTTGACGGCTAATTTGGTTTCTTTCTTTCAGCAACAATTAATTTTTAAAGAACAGAAGTCAAACTTAAAAAACTTCTTATTACATAAGCCTTTGTGGATTTTTGTAGGAGGAAAGGTAAATGCAGTCCGTAAAGAAGGCGGAAAAGAGGTTTCGGATGTATTGGAAATTATTTATTTCTTGACTGATTTCCTAAAAAATCCTACTGTTTCTATTCAAAATATAGATGCGGTAATCCATGATAAGGCAGGATTAGTAGATAAGAATGGATATTCTATTTTTGAGACATCATTCTCCTACATCAAAGAGCAGAACAAGGATGCAACTGAAATTTTTAAGGAAATTAATGAACTGATATTCAATAACACGATTATCGGAGCCAATCTGTATCTGGATAATTTGAAAGGCGCTGATGGAGAATTAGGATTGCGTGTGGGAGATAATGAGTACTTTGGTGTAATCAATGTAGGAGATGAGAAGAAACTCCATGAATTAGCAATAAAAAATGGTGTTCTGGGTGCAGAGCGAGATTTTTCCGATTCTTTATTCAAGAAAATCAATGAAGATACTTCATCGATTAACTTATTGATAGGCTCTAAGAAGTTCTCAGAAGGCTGGTCATCTTGGCGTGTGTCATCTATGGGACTGATGAATGTAGGAAAAAGCGAAGGTTCTCAAATTATCCAATTATTCGGTAGAGGCGTGCGGCTGAAAGGTTACAACTTTTCACTAAAACGCTCAGCTGGTTTGGATGATTTCCAAAAACCTGACAATATTAAAATCCTAAAAAAGTACTTAAGACATTTAGAAACACTCCAGATATTTGGTGTAAAAGCCGATTATATGGAAAAATTCAAAGAGTTTTTAGAAGAGGAAGGTTTACCAGCAAATGATTCTGCTTGGATTACAATAAAAGTACCTACTATACAAGAAGAAATAGTAAAACAAAACAGACTAAAACTAATCGCTGTAAAGGATACAGAAAGTTTTAAACAAAAGAAAATAATTCCTTTAGAATATATACCATCTATTTTTGATGGGAAAATGGTGGATCTGGACTGGTATCCAAAGATTGATATACTAGAAAAGAAAAGTTCTGGAATAGCAGTAAATAAAAATAAAGGCTCTTTGAATTCAAGTCACATATCATTTTTAGACTGGAGTGCGATTTATTTAGAAATTCAGAATTTCAAGGCGGATAAAGGATATCATAATTTAGAAATAGATTTGACAAAGTTACAAGAGATTCTAAAAGAAAAATCATGGTATAATCTATTAATACCTGCCCATAATTTAGAATTCAAGCAATTTAGTAGTGTCCGTATTTGGCAGGAATTAGCCATTGCTTTGCTAAAAAAATACATAGAGCAATTTTATTTATTTTATAAAAATGAATTTAGTTCTGAGCATGTAGAAGCTGTCCTATTGAATGGCACCGATGATAATTTTGTTTTAGAATATGATTTTAGACTAAATACAGAAGAAGAAATAGATGGTTATCTATCCAGAATAGAAAAATTAAAATCCGAGGTAGTGGATTCTAACTTTAAAGAAGTGCAAATAGGCTCTGAAGTCTCTGCATTTGGTAATTCACTGCACCTATACAAGCCTTTAGTATATGTAGGTAAAGGGTACAAAGAAAAACTGCAGGTGAGTCCTATTCCCTTGGATATATCGGAAAAACAGTTCTTAGACGATTTGATTACATACATAGGGACAAAACCTAATATTTTAGATGGTAAAGAGGTATATGTATTAAGAAATCAAAGTAAAAAGGGATTAGGTTTTTTCACTGATGGGAATAATTTTTATCCAGACTTTATTCTATGGATTGTAGATGGTGACAGACAAATCATAAAATTCATCGATCCAAAAGGAATCCGTAATTCAAAAGGAATCAATGATCCTAAAATTCAATTCTATAAGTTATTAAAAGATAAAATTGAGCCACAGGTTAAAGCTGACAATATTGAGCTAGATTCATACATTATTTCTAATACATCTTATTTAGATGTCAATTGGAAAGAGAATATGGATATAGAAGATTTCAATAAAAATCATGTTTATTTCCAAAAAGAGAATGCGGAAGATTATATAGAGAAAATTCTAATCTAAAAATAAAACAAAAAAAGCCTCTACTTAGAGGCTTTTTTATTGTCATTTATTTAAGTACTTAAATTCATTTTTTATCATCAATCTCATATATTTATAAAAAGTATAAAAAGTGAGAGAGAATTAAAAAAAAAAATAAAATAAAATCATTTATGCCATAGGCGCCCAGCCGCAACCTGAGAGTCTTTTGCCGTTGGAGAAATTGGCTTCCGAAACAGATGATGAAAAAATAAAAGAACTGGCACTACACCAGCTGGAAAAAAGAAAACGATTAGGAAGGTGGGAGCAGTAGAAGAAAGATGATTAGAAAATATTTAATAAATTTATGTCATTAATTTTAATTTATTTATGTTAGTAAAAGCAATACAAATAGCGGTTAGCGCTCATAAGGAGCAAGTGGACAAGTCAGGACAGCCTTATATTCTGCATCTTATCAGAGTGATGGATGCAGGAGAAACAGAGCAGGAAAAGATATGTGGTGTGCTTCATGACCTTGTAGAAGATACAGACTGGACTTTTGAAAAACTAGAAAATGAGGGGTTTTCGGAAAAAATCATTTCTGCACTAAAATGCGTAACAAAACAAGAAAATGAAGATTATGATGCTTTTATAAACCGTATTAAGACAAATCCATTGGCGATAAAAGTAAAACTTAATGATTTAAGGGATAATATGGATATTACTCGTTTGGTCCATATTACAGAAAAGGATACGGAAAGACTTAATAAATATCTAAAAGCATATCAGGAATTGAAAGCGTGTTTATAAGCTTTCATACTTGTTTCTTTGCTTTAATCAAGAAAATAGACAAAAACAAAAAAAGAGATTTAATAATTAAATCTCTTTTTACTTAGTAGCGGGAGCAGGGCTATTGTTGTTAATTGTAAATAACTGATAATTAAAAACATAAATGCTTTAAAAGATGCCTATAAGTGACCGTTTCGGGTCTGTTACTAAATACTATTTCCCAGTGATCAGTTTTAATAAATGTTCTCTCTTGTCGGGAGAAATCTCAAAAGTCACAGATATTTTATCATTATTAGGTGGCAAAGATTCTTTGTCCACAAAAACCTTAGGATAAGTAAACAAATACAATATATCAACACCAAGGCAATTTGCGATTTTGGAAAGTTCATTGACTTTCAGTTCTCTTTTACCATTTTCTATTTTACTTATAACAGCTATATCAACACTTAGCGCTTCAGCGATAACATCTTGATTTATGCCTTTAGCTGTTCTAATTTCCTTGATATTTTGTACAACATTCATAATAGTAAAGTTAAGTAATTGATTATCATTTTCTTTTGCGATTAAAGAGGTTTTATTTGCGATTTTGGAAAGATTTATTTGCGATTTTGGAAAGTTTTGTTTTACTTTGCAATACAATTTGTAATACAACTTGCAATACAAAATATAAAACAAAATGACGATATCACAAAAAATAATTAAAAGAATAATCTCAGATAATGATTTTTCTCTCAGGATGGCAATACACTTGAAAGCAACACAAGTGGCTGTTATTTTAAAAGCAAGAAGAAAATCAAACAGTTTGCTGTTACCGAATTGTATAGAATTTTACAAGCAAAATGGCTATTCTGATGATGAAATCCTAGAGAAACAACCAGGGCGAAAAAGCTCTTAAGTTTATATTCCAACCATAGCCACGAAGGGTCTAAATATTATCATAAATTTTTCTTCATAGTTTTTTGGATAACAGACCAGCCTAGACGGGGTGCAGTGGCTTTTTAATTTAAAAACTCAATTATAATTTAAAATAAATAAGATGAAAAAAACAGATAAACCGCTTGCTGCTCATTTGGAATTTAAAGAAAGATTAGAAGAGCTATTTAGTCAAGCTCCGAAAGGCTTTGGCTACATGTGTTTCTATTATCTCACAAACGGAGAAGAACCTTGCGAAGAGGGTGTTATAGGTCGCTCAAACGAGCCATTCATTGCTCATACTATTGTGAATTCAATGCTGAAAAGTGAGACTGTTAGCGACTTGATACAGGCTGCATCCTCATATGTTACTGAATGTAGAATTCGTGAAAACAAAGGCAATCATGACAAGCACCAAAAGACAACAGTATAACGCCTGCTATAGGTTGAGAAAAAAAGGAGTGAAAATTTCTACACCAGAAAAAACCATATATGGTTCAGCTGAACTGAGTGAGAAACCTACGGTTTTCCTGCTCCTTGAAAAGTTTTCTTTTGTTGTTCAAACTCAAATATTCGCAAATGAAAAGTAGAATTGAAAATCCCAAACTAAGGGCTTTTGTAGAAGGTTTCAAAAAAACATCCACACCAGTCACTGTTATAGATTTCATAAAAGGAAAAGGGGATGATTTTAGTATTGGTTTTAAAACTAAAATAGACAGATTAGCCAAGGATAGCGAGTTTGTAATAAAAATTGTAACTGGATAATGATTTACGAAAAAAGAAATAAATACACCTGGGTATTAAAGGAGAAAGAAAAAAACAATACAGCGCCTATTTCAGATGCTGTTTCGGAAAAGCCGACAAAACAAAATTCTCGATATAAAACAGCTCAGTATCGGACTTTCTGCAAAAGACTTTTTACTTATAAAAAGTTTGTTTGTAAAACAGAACTGAATATCCTAATAAAAGAACAACTGCACGCCAATACCACTTGGTATCGCAACAGGATGATTCAGCTGGGTTTCCTCAAAGAGGAGTTCAATGTTTTCAAACCAGGAGAGAATTTATAAAAGATGAACAAGTATTTTTTTCATTGTATTTAAATTTAAGTTTCCCAGCTGGTTTCGGTGTGAGCCTGCCAGCTGGTTTTTTATCTAAACTATAAGAAATGAATTTCCCAATAAATCAACAAGATATATTCCAGGCGACTAATGGTGGACTGGACTTGATACAGAGGTTTTTGCCTCAAGTTCGGCAGAACAAGCATTTTAAAATACGGCACGAGGGGACAGAGTCTGCTAATCTTTCCAAGAAGGACGGGATTTATTTCGTGAAAGACTGGGGAGATACAGGCGGTTTCTATGCCGAAAGCCGAAACGGGATCCACATCTACGCTCATGAAATGGGGCTTACTTATTTCGAAGCTCTTTTGCAGCTGGGTAGAGAATTGGGGATTTTGGACGAAAATAAAACTAAACCTAAAAATATAAATGTATGCAAGTTTTCCGAGTTCGAGGGAACGCTGAACGAGGAGGGATTTTGCTACGAAACCAAGGACTTCACGCCTTACGAGCTGGAGGTTCTTGGACCGCTGATGACGGAGGAAGTATGCAGAAGGTATGGGCTTTATTCCTTGAAGTCTTATTCATGGCTCAAAAAGGAAGAAAACACTCAAAAAGAACTCTGCAATGTCTACACGGTGGAGAGTTCCGAAACCTATCCTGTTTTTGCCTTTATCGTAAAAGCGGGAGGCGGAAAGAAGAAAATCCACCTGGAGGGCGAAAATAAAAATGTAGTAGTAGAAGAACCCGAAGAGGAAAGGGTTTGGCTGAAAATCTATAAGCCCAAATCAGCAGATAAGAAATACCGATTTTCTTACCTTGGAAAGAAGCCATCACAGCATATTTTTGGGCTGGAGAATGTAAAGTCTATTTACAACAAACTCCAGCAGGAAGTAGAGGAGTCCTACGATGATGAGGAGGAATCTGCGCCAGCAAAAGTGAAGAAATTAGAGCGAATAGTCATCTGTTCTGGTGACAGAGATTCTCTCAATATGGCTTCTACGGGAGAAACTGTGGTTTGGTTCAATTCTGAAACTGCAGACATTACCGAAGCACAAATTGCGATGCTTTTCAAGTATGCATTTGAGGTAATCAATGTTCCAGACCTTGACCCTACAGGCTTCGAGGCTGGGAAGAAACTGGCTTTGGAGCATATGGACATCAAGACTGCATGGCTCCCAGAAAGCCTTACCAAATCCAAAGATTTTAGAGGCAATCCAAAAAAAGATTTTACTGACTTCATGAAATCTGAAGCTGCATTTGAGGACAAGGAACAAAAAGAGCTTCGAGCAAAAGTGAAAAGATTTCTGGAACTTGCCAGACCTGCTAAGTTTTGGATTGAAAAATGGAGAACGAACAAAGAGGGGAAGAAAATAGACCACACGCCAACCTACAGCGTGAATTACAAAAATGCGTTCAATTTTTTGAAGCTGAACGGATTTTTCAGAATAAAAGACGCCACCAGAAAGGATGGTTACTATTTTGTTCAGCAGAACAAGCACATTCTTCGGGAGGTTTCCTCGCAGGAAATCAAAGACTTTTTCAATAAGTTTTTGGATGAAAAACAAAAAGAAAAAGGGCTTAGACTTTTCCCCGATGAATTGCTGAACATGGTAATAGGTTCGGAGGCAGTTTCGGAGAAAAAACTTCAGAACCTGGAGAGCAAGGAGTTTGATTTTACAGACTTTACACCTACTTCTCAGTTTTTCTTCTTTGATAAGTTCATTTGGGAAGTCAGCAAGGATAAAATAGAGAGGATAGATAAAGGCTACAGCCGTTATGTGATGGAGGACGATATTTTGAACGAAATCATTTTCCGCCAGACCAGAACGACTCTGAACACTTCTAAACTGAATATAGAAGAGCCGTTTTTCAACATTAAAAAAGATGAGAATAACAACTGGAAGTTGGATATTGTAAGAAGTGACTGCGATTTCATGAACTACTTTATCAACACCTGCCGAGTTCATTGGAAAGAAGAATTAAGGGATTTGAAGCCGTCTGAATATGATAACTATCTTGATGAAAACAAATTTATTATCAATAAAGAAACGCTTTCAGAGGATCAGATTTATGAGCAGGAACTGCATTTTATCAATAAGGTGTTCTGCTTCGGATATATGCTCCACCGATACAAAGACCCTGCTAAGGCTTGGTGTCTTTATATCATGGACAACGAAGTAGTAGACGACAACGAGTCCCACGGGCGAACAGGGAAGTCTATTTTTTCCAGCCATGCTTTGAGATTGTTCATGAATTCCAAGTATTTAGGAGCGAGGAAAAAGGGACTGCTGGAGAGCGACTTCTTGTATGATGGAATAACAGAACAGACCGACTATGTGCTGTTCGATGATGCGGATAAGAGATTCCAGTTTCAGCAATTATTCACGGATATTACTGGAGACTTGAATGTAAACCCGAAGAACCAGAACGCCTATTTGATTCCGTTCTACTTGTCTCCGAAATTCTGTATTTCCACCAACTATGCGCCTTATGGACTGGACAGCTCCACCAGAGGGAGGATTTTATTTATGTCGTTCGGGAATTGGTATCACGGCGAGATAGAAGGTTTTACAGAGCGAAATCCGATGCATGATTTTAACAATAGATTTTTCACTGACTGGGATGAAAAACAGTGGAATTTGTTCTTAAACTTTGCCATGCAGTGCCTACAGTTCTACCTTTCCACAAATGAAAAGATAGGAGCACCAGAAGGGAACATTAGAAAGAGAAATCTATTGGCTGAAATTGGAATTGTATTCTTTGAATGGGCTGAAGATTATTTCAAAGACGAAAACATTAACCAGGCTGTATGCCGACGAGTGATGTATGAAAACTTGAAGAATTATAATAATTCTATGAAGCAGATTTCAGCGACTTCTTTCAAGAATAAACTAAAGCAGTTCTGCGAGCTGAAAGGATACATATTTAATCCAAAGGATCAACTGACAGATAAGGCAGGGCAAAGAATTATGAAATGGACGGATAGTAAAACCGAGGAGCATTTCTTTATCCAAGTTCCAGAGGAAAGCGCAGAGGAAACGAATAATGAGCAAGACGATATATTTTTTTAAACCATGATAAAAACGGAGTTCCCTACGAATAGAGCAGAACTGAAAGAGCAATTCGGCTACCTTTCTTTCCAGTGCACATTCATCAACACGGATGTTGTAGTGGTGCGAAGCAGGAGGACTTATAAGTATGTTCTTATCACATATTGTTGCGGGAGAAAAACGGGTTTTATTTGCGAAGATGAAACCCTACAATGGGAGAAGGCTTTCGAGATTTTCAAGGAGGTGCCGAGTAATTATAATGATCTGGACCAATGGGAAGACCAGAACGAGGAAAGGCTGGAGCTCTTGGTTCCAAATACGCACAATTATGTATTTATCGATGACAAAGTAATAAGAGAAGTAGTAAAAATTAAAGAAAAAAAATAAAAATATGGATAGAATAAAATTATTTACAACGGGATTTACCCAGGTGTTCCTAGTTGTGCTGAACACTTATTTCATCACGAGAGAGTTCCTATTTGGAATCCTTGCATGTGGTTTTCTTATCAGTTTTGTGTGGTCGCACAATGTGAAGAAAGTAGCTTTCGGGAGCGAGTGGGACAGAATTATTTATTCCCTTGGTGCAATGACTGGGAGTATCCTGGCATTTTACTTCGGGAAATGGATTTATTAAAAGAACATTATGGAAGAAAATGAATAAACCTAAAGTAGGAGAAATCTGGAAAATCCAAAGAGCTAAATGGATATTTGAAAACACCAAAAAAGGTGATATTATTTATGAAAATAGTATGAAAATAAAAGTTTTAGATGTAAAGTTTTGGAGCTCTGATATGGATTTTCACGATTTAATAATTCTAACCTTAAAAAGATTACCAGATAAAACTTGGTTTGAAATAATAAAAGAAAAATTTTACAAATTATGGAAACAAAAGAAATGAAAATACAGGTGCCAGAGGGCTACGAAATTGACAGAGAAAATTCAACTTTTGAAAATATAATTTTCAGGAAGGCAGAAAGAAAGTTACCTAAAAAATGGGAAGATTTAGAGAATGTAAATGGATATTATGTGGATAGTTGGGGTGATGTAAGATGTTATTATGGTGTTAATACTCCAGATCATACGAATAAAAACATTTTTCCTACAAAAGAAGAAGCGGAAGCGTGCTTGGCTTTGGCTCAACTTTGTCAGTTAAGAGATAGATATAATGAGGGTTGGAAGCCTCATTGGGAAGATTACAATGAAACTAAATATTGTATAGAATTTTGCCAAGGTCGAATAGAAACTATCGACCGAGTTAATTGTCATAAAATACTAACATTTAAAACAGAAGATCTCAGAGACAAATTTCTAGAGAATTTCAAAGATTTAATCGAAACAGCAAAACCATTGTTATAACAGACCACAGCGAAACAACTGTAAAAGAATAAACAAAACCTACAAAAACAAAAACATTTAAAATTTATTCATATGGATATTATTGGAAACATCTACAGCAGAGAGGCTGCGGAGCAGAAAACAGAAACATTCCGTGTTCAGGAGTTCTTATTGGACGCCTCTTACTTCGACAACTACAATCAGACTAATCGAGAGAACTTTCTCAAAATGCAGGTTAAGAACGCCAATATTGACAAGTTGGCGGCGATTCCTAACGGAAGTAGAGTGAAGGTCTTTTTTACCATAGAAGGAAGATTCTACGACAAAGAGGATGGAACAAAGGGACACGCTCAGAATCTCTCTGCGTTCAATTTCGAAGTGATTAAGATGGCTGAGAATAAACCAGCCACTCCTGCTGCTCCTGCACCACAAGAAACCGACTTCTAAACAGTCAGGTATTATTTAGCTTTTTTCATTGTAATCCGCTCATATTTTGGGCGGATTTTTCTTTTTGATATGCACCAGTTTTCGCACACCTACAAGGCGGCGATTTTCACAACCCCCTGCCACCCCCAAAAGTTGTAAAAAAGTTGTAAGGATTGTAAGGAATTATCCGAGCGCTCTGTTTGTCGGGTTTTACCGCCTTACAACTTTTATTTTTATTTTGTAAGGAATGGATAATCCTTACAAAAAAATTGTAAGGGAAAAACTGCCTTACAAAATGAATTTGGCTATTGTATGGGATTCTTACAACTCTAAGTAAGGTGTAAATATTTGAAAAATAAAGACTTACAAAATCCTTACAATTCTTACAAAATTTTTCCTACTTTTTAGAGAATTTCAGAATAAAGTTTTTAGAAAACTAAAAAACCAGAGCCTTTATAATATGGTGGAAAAATCATATAATTGCTGAAAAAATAAGGATGCTAGTAAGTATATTTTTGCCAGTGAGTAAGCCGATCAAGCAGTTTTTGACTCAGAAATTTGGTGCGGAATATCAGCCAAGCCGAGATAATTGGTTCGGAATTCTTATCAGTTCCCTTTTGAGCAAGAAAAATTCGAACTGGGATGATCGTGCAAAAAATGAAGTTTTCGAGGAGGAATATAAAATTTCCTTTAAATTGTCTTATTCAGATAAACACGGAATCTGCATTCTTCCTACGCACGAGCAGCTGCTTCGGCGTGCGGTGGAAAGTCTGTTTCGTGAGCATCTGTATGAAACTGCAGTTCTCAATAAACTCTACTATGATATAGAGTATAAAACATCCATAGAAAACCTGCTGAATTTCTACGGAATACACGAGGAAGAAAAATCCTATTATCAAACTATCATTAGAGATTTTAACAGGAAAAAGGATAAAATCGCCCAACGATTAGAAAACCAGCCAAATAAAATATTTTCGTAAAAAAACTTTAAAATATGGTGGAAATCAGCAATATTCCAGAAAAATTCTTTCGTGAAATTCGACAAATCGAAATTTTCAACGCCAAAGAATATTCATTCACGGCGAACAGCACAGGCAAGAGTATTTCTGCTGAACCGAAAATAATCTTTAAAAACATCGTTCCCGAGGACTTTGACAGGTCTATCAAAAGAAAATTCAAAAACGGGAACGCTTTTTTCGAAGTTGATTTATCATTTAATCTCCACAGTATGAACCCGATGGACATTATTACTTATTCTGTTCTTTTGAATAAAAAGGGTTTTGCCATCCGCCTGGTGACCAATGTAGATTCCATGATATTGGGCAATGAGCAGGAGCCGTTCATGGTAGAAGTTCACGATGGGCGCAAGGATGATAATTCTGGAAGTGATAGGATGCAGATCCAAATTTCTGGCGCTACCATTATAGAACCCAAAGCCCAGAGCTTATAATTTTTCTGTCTTTTTTTACGCACTAAACATTTTGGATTTTTGAAAAATAAAATCTAAGAATGTTTAATGGTAATACTTTATTAAATACTCCGCTGGCAATAGACAAAGGCTATTTGATGAGCCTTGTTCCATCATTGGCAGCGGAATTTATGTTGATGAAATCCTCTCCTATACAGAGTGTAAAGGAGAGAGAAATGCAGTATTTATCCAAAATCAACAAACAGGGAGAAGGGAAAGAAAACATGAAGTTTCCTGTAATAGTGGATATTGTGGGAGCAATCACTAAATATTCTACTTACTTCTCTTACGGCACCCAGTTCCTTGGGGAACTCTTGAAAGAATTGGATAGAAGCCCAAGTGTTTCGGGAATTATTCTCAATATAGATTCTGGGGGCGGTATGGTTTCTGGAACCGCAGAGCTTACCCATATCATCAAGAATTTAGAAACTCCTACTATATCATATACCAGCGGTTATCAGTGTTCGGCGGCGCTGGACATTGCTTCTGGGTGTGATTATCATATGGCATCTCCTTTTGCTGATAAAATCGGCTCCATTGGGACGATGCTCTCTTATCAAGATTTTTCGGCAATGTTCGAAAAATGGGGAGCGAAGATTTATGAAATCTATGCTCCGCAGTCTACAGAGAAGAACAAAGAATATCGTGAGCTGATGAAAGGAAACGAAAAACTCTACACTGAACAGCTGAAAGTTTTAGCAGATGATTTTATTTCCAGGATGAAAGAAAATTTTAGAGAGAAGCTGAAAGATGACGGGCATGTTTTCAAAGGAAAAACCTACACTCCGAAAGAGGCTTTGGAAATAGGTCTTATAGATGAACTCGGTTCTTTAGCAGATGCATTGAGCAAATTTTAATCAATAAATTAAATAAAAATGAAATTCACAAGAATCACAGCCCTATTGGGACTAGCGCAACTGACATTCCATGCAGGAGTGTTTGGAACGCAGAAGCCTTTTGCGAAGCTATCGGAAGAGGAATTGGAAAAAATAGAAAACGCCTTGGCTGGTCTGGAATCAGAAGGAATGGCGGAAGAACTGGAAAGCACCAAGCAGAGTCTTTCTGATGCTGTAACGAATCTAGAGGTCGTAAAAAAAAATTCGGAAGAAACGGCACAGGCGGTAGAAGCCGCACTAGAAACTGCAGGGTTAAAAGAGGAGGCTAAAGAAAGCGTGGTAGAGAACATCGCTTTACTTGGGGAAAAATGCAAGGAATTCGGAGGTTCTAAAAACAGACATTCTGTGGTAGAGAATGACGGAACAGAGAATTCTGAAAATGGTTTGATTGGAGGATTTATGAATCCAGAAGATGAGCACAATAAGTTGCTCCAGAGAGTGAAAAAGTAGAATAAATTAAAATATAAGAATATGAGTTTAAAAACAGATCAGATTAAAAACGAGCTTATTCGTTATTTATCTGTAAATCCTACTTTATTCAGCGGTATGGTTTTGTCAAGCGAGGTTTACATCAACCAGTTTGCAAGAACCGTAACCAAGGTAAAGGGGCATTATCCATCGGTTCAGGCATTGATGAGCCATGCAGTTCAGATTTTTGATTCCAAGAAAGTGACTCCGTATGGAGATATTACATTCTTATACAAAGATTTGAAGAATTTCCATCAAAAAGTGGATTTCCAAATAGATCCAGCGGAAATTTTGGGAAGTATTTTTGAAGAAAAATACGAAGAAAGCAAAGGACTGCAGCAGAAGAGCATCTCTGTTCTTGCTATGCAGATTTTAAAGGAAAAAGTGATTGATGATGTTAATATTCTATCTATCACTGGTAAGTTTGATGCATCACAGAAAGGGCAGGCTTCTCCTACATTCGGTTCATCAATGGACGGGTTGAACGAGGTTCACAAGAAAGTAGCAGCGGATACTACAAATCCAGCGTTCTTGATTCCTGGTGATGCGATGACCAAGACCAATGTATTGGATTTGGTAACCGAGTATGAAAGACAGATTCCATCACTTTATAAAAACAAAGTGAAAACTATCTTCATGAGCCAGACTGATGCGGAAGACTATCAGATTGCATACGAAGATAAGTTCGGACAAAACAAGTTCCAGGATGATGCCATGAGAACAAGACTTGGCAAGAGACAAATCGTAGGCATACCGAACCTTACCAAAGGAACTATCGTGTCTACGGTGGACAATAACCTATTAAGGCTTATTGATGAAATTGACAATCCAGCGACTATTACTTCGGTTCAAGAGAACGGAAGAATATTGGATATTCTTGGAGAGTTCTCTCTTGGATATGATTATGCTGTAAACCAATTGGTATTCATGCATACATCAGATGGAACGAAGAAACGAGGATTGAACAATGCTGACCAGAACGAATTGTTCTATGCAAGTGAAAAACTAAGTGTGTAATCCTATACCTGTAGGCACTTTAGGTGCTTACAGGTTTTTCTAAAAAAAATAATATTATGGCAAAAGAAGACGAAAAAGTTTCTGAAAACATCGAAGAAACTGCAGATAATACATTAGCATCTACAGAAAATGTAGCAAAGGAAACCCTTGATACTAGGGAAAGCGAACTGAATGTTTTTGCGGACCAGCTGAAAGAAAAAGAAGCTGAACTGGACAAGCGTGAGAAAGAAATCTCAAAAAGAGAAGCTGAACTGGATAAGAGAGAAAAATCTCTTACAAAGAAAGAACCTAAACCAGTAGAGCCGAAAGCAGAAGCTGTTTCTTTTGAGTTCAATGGAGAGAAATACAGATTCACTGATGATGCTCCGAGCAAAATCAGAATCGACGGCATCGTGAAAACTCAGCAGGAAATCTCCCAAGACGAAGACATACTGCTTCAGTTGGTCGTTGGCGGGTCTGGATTGATAGAAAAAGTTTAACCAAAAAAATAAATAAAATTATGGCAAGTTGTTTTGATAGCATTCCGCACGAGAACTTGGAGCATTGTCCAAACGATGAAATCAATTCTGGGATTGCAACGAAGTTGTATTATGTTCCTGTAGATTTCATTAAAAGTATGGCAAAGCCTACGATTTCTACTACCTATGCCAGCAGGGTAACCATTGCAGCAGGAGGTATTGTTCTTAATAGTGGCAAAGCATGGAAATCCATCGATATTCAGATGGATGAAGGAGAGTTGAAACCAACCCTTACAGGGAATGTGGGTAACAAGAAGACAAAAACAGAATTGGAATTCCTTATTCCTGGTCTCAGAACGGAAGTGCTGGGCTGGATAGATGCCTATAAAAATGCTCCGTGTGTTTTTGTGGTAAAAGATGCCAACGGGAAACTCTTTGTGATTGGAAACAAAGACCTTGGAGCAAGAATAGATTCTGCCGAGGGAACTACAGGTAAGAAGATAGATGATAACTCTGGAGTAACAGTGAAGTTGGTAGCGAATGCGAAAACTTGTGTATATGAAGGGGAAATCACATTAGAACCTGCAGCGTAGAAAATTGGAAAAGATGAATAAAAAGTATTTCAAACTGAATGTTCCGATAGGAACAAGGATTATCAGTTCTCGTGGTGATTTTGTAGTGGAAGAAGTTCCAGATGATGCTTTTGATTTTTTCCAAAGAGGCTCCCAGTGGCTTTCGCTGGAGCCAGAGGCTGTAGAGGGTCTTTCCAAATTGTCGGAAACGAAACTTAAAAGCCTTTTAGCTATCAAAGAAAGGCAGGATATGACAGAAGATGTTGCCATTATCCAAGAGGCTTTGGAGCAAATTCTCCTTACGAGAACGGAGACAGCAGAAGATAAATCAAAATCACAAAAGAAACAGGAAGCCTAGTGCTTTCTGTTTTTTATCATTATGAATGCAAAAGAACACCAGGAACTTTTAGAAAAGTATATTTCATACGGAGGAAACCAGCGGATAACGGAAGCCTGCAGGAGGTTTTCCCTGCAGAATTTTGCAAAGTTGAAATATGAATTTTCTCGTTTGAATAAGCCTGCAGAAGCGAAAGTTTCAGCTGAAATTCCAGCCGATAAACCAGCAGACCAAGAGAGTGGAATTCCGAAAACAGAAGCGCCGAGAAAGGTTTTCAATGATTTTATTGCAGATTATCCCGTAGAGCTTCATAAGGTTTTCCGCAGACGCTGGGGGCTGTGGATGGAGGCTTGCTCCCTTAAAATTCAGCTCGGAGAACTTGACCCTAAAGATGAAGACGAAGCCTTTGAGCTTCAGTGGAAAATTTGGGTATGTTTTAGAGAATTTGACCAGTGCCAAAAGGTGCTGAAACATTACAGAGAGCATAAGAGAATAATGCCTTTGGAGACTGAAACTGATTTCGAGGGAATGAGTGAGCTGGAAATTTATAAGCATCGGGACAATCTTAGGGCGCTGATTACGAGGAGAAAGCAGACCATTAAGAAAATGGAAAACTCTCTGCCTGCTCCCGAAGATCCAGATTATAAAAGCCGACTGCACACGCTGAATCTAAAACGGGAACAACTCCAAGAAAAAGAAAACGAACTTATGGAATGCGAAAAATTTTTGAATAATGGAAAATAAAATATATGCTCCTTTGGAATGGTATACGGTTCAGAGGAAAGTGAAAGAGTTAGTGCCTTGTGATTTTAATCCAAGACAAATCAATGATGCCGACATGAAGAAACTCCGAGAGAGCTTGGAGAAATTCAATTTGGTAGAAATTCCAGTCATTGACCTGGATAATACGCTGATAGCAGGACACCAGAGAGTAGCTGCTTTGTTCGTGCTGGGGCGTGGTGAGGATAGCATCGATGTAAGGATTCCAAACCGAAAACTTACCGAGGAGGAATTCAAAGAATACATGCTCCGAAGTAATATCCATAATGGTGAATTTGATTGGGAAAAAATAGAAGAATTCTTTCAAGATTTAGACCTTGAAGGCATCGGAATGGACATGGGCGATTTTGATGAATTTTTGAAACAGAACGCTGTGCTTCCGCCTGAAGAAGAGGGCGATTTTGATGCTTCACTTTCTGAAAAAACGCAAAGCGTGGAGGGGGATTTGTTCGAATTAGTTTCTAAAGACAAAAACATAAAGCATAGATTTTTGTGCGATAGTTCTACCGATTCAGAGAACTGGGCAAGGTTGCTTGGCGATGACAAACTAAATCTATTACTTACCGACCCTCCGTATAATGTAGACTATCAAGGAGGAACAAAAGACAAACTAAAAATCAAGAATGACAAAATGAGCAATGATAATTTTTATCGCTTCTTGTATGATTTCTTTGTGAATAGTTATGTTTTTTCTCACGCTGGTGCGCCTGCGTATGTGTTTTATTCGGATTCGGAGGCTATCAATTTCAGACAATCTATGCTGGACGCAGGATATAAGATTTCCTCTACTTTGGTCTGGGTAAAAAATTCATTTGTATTAGGAAGGCTGGACTATCATATGCAGCATGAACCTGTTATCTTCTGCGAAGAAACACAACCTACGGAGGTGGAAACACACCGCTCTCTGGTGTATGGCTGGAACGCAGAAGGAGCTCATCCTTGGTATACAGACCGAAAGCAAAGCTCAATTTTAAGGTTTGACAAACCGCAGCGAAACGCTGACCATCCTACGATGAAGCCTTTGGATTTAATGGGGTATTTGATTAAGAATTCCAGCAGACAGGAGGAAATTGTAGGTGATGGCTTCTTAGGTTCTGGCTCTACCTTGATAGCTTGTGAGCAAAATTGGAGAGCGTGCAGAGGCTTTGAACTGGACACGAGGTTTTCGGATGTTATTGTAAGGCGATGGGTGTCCTATATGAAAGAAAACGGATTGGCTTATGAAGTATGGAGAAACGGCGAGCAACTCACGGATGCTGAAATAGAGCAATTTAATAAAAAGTCAGAGGAATAAACCTCTGATTTTTTTTGTAAAAAAAATGAAAAAAGTTAGTGAAAAACTTGCGTATTGTGAAAATTCACAGTATCTTTGTGGTGTTAAAAAAAGCGAAAGATATGAAGTTAACAGAAAAAGAAAAGGAGTTAATCGAAGCGATTAGAAACTTCTTAAAATCAAAACACAATCCCTCAATAGAATTAGAGTTTTATGCAAGGGAGCTTTTCGAAAAGATGATGGATGGAGAAGAGGAAGAAAAAGAAAAGTAAAAAAAATAAACCGCCCAAAGCGGGCGGTTTTTAATCTAAAAATATTAAGATATGGAAATAGGAATTAGTAAAAAAATGGCTTATAAAAAGCAGTTAGAAGATATTATTGTAGATGTATCTTGGGGCAAGATTTCCAAGAATTATTTCGGGAAATCGACATCATGGATATATAATAAACTTTCTGAAATAGATGGGAACGGAGGAAAAGGTGGATTTACTCCAGAGGAAAGTGAGCAGTTTAAGGGAGCATTATACGACCTTGCTGAAAGATTGAGAAAGGCTGCTGATAATTTTCAAGCATAAAATACAAATTTCATAGAAATTTGCTTTTTTTAACATCTGCCCTGCATATTTGCAGGGCTTTTTTGTGTCTTTTGCAGGGAAAATCCTAAAAATTATCTTTGAGGCATGGAATTGTCAAAATTCAAGAAAGACAGCAGTTTTCAGCGTATAAAGGCGAGTTACCTGGATGAGAGTTCTGTGGAACTGACCGAGCGAGAGGCGGAGAAGAAAAAGCGGATGAGCCACGCATGGTCATTGAGGTTGAATAACAAATACTCTACCTATCAAGTAATTCAGATACTAATGAGAGACCACGGGATTTCTCAGGCTTCGGCGTATCGTGAGTATAATATGTCCATGCAGATTTTTGGAGAGCTGGAGGCTACCACATTAGCAGCAGAACGACAAATACTGAAAGAGGCTTTCTGGAACGAATACCAGAAGGCTGTAAAGGCTGGTAATGGAGACCTTGCAGTTAAGGCACTAAAAGAGTATAAAGAAATATCTAATATTGATAAAAATGAAAACGAGATAGACCCTAATAAGATACAGGCGCATGAGTATAACATCAAAATGCCGAGAAGAATTTATAAGATGATGGATAAGGAGTTTGCGTATGGTGTAGTAGATTTTAATAATCTAGAAATCGAGGATGCAGAATTTAGGGAAGTAGAAGAAAACGAAGATGATGATGAATAGAGAGATTAGCAATTTGATAAAACCACAGAAAGAGATTCTGCTCAATCCTATGCAGATGGCGGCTGTTCTGGCAAACCATCGCTATAAAATTCCTTATATCACAATAGAAGCGGCGAGGGGGTCGGGCAAGTCTACTGTTTTGGGGTGGTTCTTAAAGGAAGCCGTAAGGCAGATGCCACGCTCTACAGGTGTGATTGTGGGGGAGACCTTTGTGCAGATAAAGTCCAGAACCCTGCCATCTACCAAGGAGGGGCTGGAGATGTTTGGGCTGTATGAAGGTTATGACTATGTAGTGGGAAAGAGCGGGGTATCTATGGGATTCGAGCGACCATTCCAAGCGCCCGACAGCTGGAATAATGTAATTCATTTCAGAAATGGCGCCATTGCGGTGATGGTTTCGCTGGACAATCCCAATTCAGGAAGGGGATTGAATTCTTATTGGGTAATGGGCGACGAGGCTGTATTGCTTACCTACGACCGATTATTCAATAATGTTTTGACAACTAACAGGGCAAAGAAGGAAATATTCAAAGGCAAATCTATGCTTCATGCCGAGATATTCGTTTCTTCCGTGGCGATGACCAAGAAGGGGGAATGGTTTACTAATAGGGAGAAAATGGCAATAGAAAACCCAAAAGAGTATACCTTTATCAAAGCATCTTCGAAAGTAAATATTCACAACCTAAAGCCTGGCTGGATAGAGAAGATGAGAAGGGAGGCACTTTCAAAGACTATGTTCGAAGCTGAGATATTGAACATCCGCCCTGGGAAGATTGCGGACGGCTTCTATGCACAGCTGACCAAGAACCATTATTATAAGTATAAATACGATATTGATGCTTTGGGGGATTTGACAGAAAACTATGTGCCAAGCAGTAAGTATGACACTGACCTGGTGCGTGGTGTTCCGTTACAATTCAATTTGGATTTCGGGGGAAGAATTAACTGCGGGACAGTATCGCAGTATCTAGAAAGCCAAGGAGAGATAAGGTTTATCAAGGAGTTCTTTGCGAAGAACCCTGATAAACTTTCCGATATGGTTAAGCAGTTCATCGACTACTATAAACACCACCAATCCAGCTGTAATGTAGTGCATCTGTATCACGACCGCTCTGGTTACAAGTCCGAGGCGAACTCCAAGACTACATTGGCAGAAGATGTAGAGAATGCGCTCCGTTCGGCGGGCTGGATAGTGATTAACCAGACACCGAACACGAATAATCCCGAGCATATACAGAAGTTCAGATTGATTAACGAAATTCTTTCCGAGCAGAATCCTCGGCTTCCTATTGTTAGGATAAATGAAAACCAGTGTCCAAACTTGATAATATCAATGGAGAATGCACCGCTGACAAGTGATGATGCCTTTAAGAAAGACAAATCCTCCGAACGAAGCAGTACAATTCCACAAGAACACGCCACTCACTTTTCGGATACGCTGGATTATTGTTTGTTTTGGCAGTTTAGCTATCTTTTGGATTACGATTACTCCGATTCCTTTATTATTACCAACATTTAACATCTACAGGGTCTCCTCATTTCGAGGAGATTTTTTTGTTTTTGGCTTTCCAGCATTTCGGGGAAGTCTCTTTCATATTTCGGTAAAAAATAAAACTGCAATTGTAGAAAAAACTAAGGCGGCTCGTGGGTTAATTCGCACACTTTGAGAAAAAAACAAAAAAATCATAGGTTAAGGAATTGATAAACAAATGATTAGTTTCAAAATTTTGAGAAAGAGCCTTGTTTTTTGGTGTTTTTTGGTGTGTCTTTTATGTTTTCAGTGTGTTGTTTGATATTTGCGGTATGGAAAAAACGCTGTTTTTATCTGATGTTCTCACGGAAATGAAAAAAGTAGATGCCCGCAAAAATCCTGTTCCTTTTTCTCTAAAAATTAGAAGTTTTAACCTGCAAAATAAAACGGGGGGAAAATTGATAAGTTACGAGGAGGCGGTTCTGCTTCGTCCTCCTGCGAAAAAAGGGGCGGTAAGGCTGGCGGATGAAACGCCCTTTAAAAATCCTAACCACTGGGAAAATCGCACCAGGAATATCAAACTAAAAAACGGCGAAATAAAGAAAATACATATTATTTTCATCGAGGAATTTAACGGCAAAAAGGTGGTTTTTTAATAAAAAAATAAATAAAAATGCAGAAAATAGACAATGACACCTATATAGTAGGGGGTAATTCTGTGGTGAGTTTCAGTGGTGCTGCCAAAGGTGCCAGCGCTGAGCCTCACAGTGTTGCGAAAATAAACGCATCGGCTACGGATTCCAATAACTGGTGCAACTGGGGCGATGATAACCAATATCCTAAACGCCTGATGGAAAAGGTGGCGATGGTGGGCGCTGCTTTGGGCGGATTGGAGGTGCTTACTTCGGCTCATTATGGGCTGGGGCTGAAGGTTTTTGAATTGATAGAAACCGAGGGCGATGCAGAGTTTAGGGAAAAAATCCCAAGCAGTGAGCCGAATATCTATGATTTTTTTGATAGAACGCAGTTTGAATTGGTATTGAGCGATTTGGTGGCAGATTTTGAGTGCTTCGGTATTGCTTTCCCAGAATTTCTGCTGAGTCCAAACGGCGAAGAAATTATTTCTGTATCGAGACAGCAGGCGGGGTTCTGTAGGTTCGAAAAGCCCAAAAACGGCATGATAGAAAATATCTACATCAATTCTGCTTGGGGCGAAACTGATTTTAACGAAAAAGATACTATAAAGGTGCGATGCTTCGGGCAGAATTTGTCCATGCAGGAAATCAAGGACTACTGCAAGGCGAAGAAAATCGGCAAGTTCATTGTTCCGATTGTCAATACCTTGATGATAGAGAAAGTTTATCCATCGGTCGGCTGGCATTCTTCGTTCAAAAACGGCTGGATGGATGTAGTATTGTCCGTTCCAGAGCTGAAAAAACGAATGTTTGAACAGCAGTTTAATTTTAAATATATGATTCATATCGCTGATGATTTCTTCATTCACAGATACGGAAAGGATGAGTGGGTGAAGTTCGACAGCGAGCTGAAAAACAGATACCGAGAAGAGCTGGTGAACAGCATAGACAAAGAGATGACGGGGAATAAAGGAAGCGGAAAAAGTTTGATTTCTCCATTTTTTAGGGATAAAAACTCGGGAGAGCTGATAAAGGGAATTCAGATTGAGGAGATTAAACAGACACAGGCTGGCGGTGATTTTCTTCCCGATGCCAGCGCTGGGAACTCGGAGATTTTGTTCTCTATGGGGGTAGATCCAGCCCTTTTGGGTGCAGGTGTTCCTGGTGGAAAAAACTTGAGCGGTTCTGGATCTGATAAACGGGAGGCATGGACGATACTTTGTGCGAGGCTTCCGAGGAAACATGCCCGAACGCTTTGGGTTTTCAGATTGATTCAGAAATGGAATAACTGGAACAAAGACCTCGTGGCAAAATTCCCGAATATCAATCTGACAACTTTGGACAAAAACCCAAATGGACAAGTGGCAGTTAAGAATTAAATTACCAAAAGTAAAAGTTTCGTAATCAGTGCGGAAAATATAGTAACAATGGAAAAAATAACAGAGCAGAAAGCCAGAGAGCTGGTGAGCTTTCCCAAGAATTTTGATTTTGAATTGATAGACCAGCAGTATGGATTTGAGAGAAAGATTTTCTCCTTGGTAGACAAAGAAGCATTCCAAGAGCTGGAAACCTCCAATCCCACGGCTTATAATAATTTGGTAACGGCGGGGCTTCATTACAGCTTTGTTTTGTCGCTTCCGAGGATAAAGGTTCATCTGAGTAACTATGGAATCAACCAATATGAGCAGGGAACGACTAAAAACGCCAGCTGGTGGGATGTTCGTGACTTGGCTTTGAGTTGGCTCAGAAAGGCAGATTTTTATTTAGCAAAAGCCTTGAATCTTTTGGCGGAAAAACAGGAACTGCCTTTTTTCAAGAGAAGTTTCTCGCTTCTGCCGTTTTCTGAAACGAGATATTACTTCGGAGAAATTTCTCCAGAGGTTTATTTGATGCTTTCAGATTTGATGCGTGGTGCTTTGGATGAGTTTCTTTCCAAAATGAAACCTTGTGAAGCAGATGTTCTTCTGGGCGATGATGTGCTGAAAAATTTAATAAAAAAATACTGTATTGATAAATCAAAAGCAGATGCCACAGCAGAGCAGGGCTATCTATTTACCAGCACAGGCATCGTGGTGCAGTATGAGGAATTGCCGTGGCAAAAGTCTGTAGTGCTTACAGATGAGGAAAAAATAAGATTCCAGGAAGGTCATCTGAGGGGAAGTGAAAGGTATCTTACGCAAATATGGGATTATCTAAGTATATATAGGGACAAATTCCCTTGCTGGAATGCGGAGGACTCTCAGCTAAAAGTCCCTATCATCGCAAAAAAAGGAGGTCTTTTCTTGTAATATCTTGTCTTTTTTTAGCACCCTGCGGGGTGCTATTTTTGTTTTTGTGATTACAGAAATACATACAGAAGATTTGCATTATTGTCCAAGCACAGAGGTGTTTGGAGGTATTTTGGTGAGGCTCTACTATGCTTCTGTTTCGGACTTTGCGAAAATAGTTCTTCCCGAAGCGGAGGGCTACGAAGACAGCAGGATAATTTCTAAAGGAAATATTTTACTCAAACACGGAAAAAGTCTAAAGGCTGTGGATGTTTATCTAGACCAAGGTTCTCTATCGGAGAAGGTCACTGGCAGTGCAAAGAGATGGAAGCAGATGAGCGAGCTTTCGTTTCAGCTGACAGGAATGACGCCTAGAAACCTTGGTTTTCTTTCCCAGACGGGAAATTCTGGGCTGGTGTTTTTGGTTTCGGATAGTAACGGCAGAGTTTGGGTTCTGGGGAATCTTAGGAATGCTGCATACCTTACCAGTGGAGATGCTACTTCTGGGAAGAAATTCGAAGAGGATAATATGGTAAATTTCACTTTTTCAGCCAATACAGCGCTGTATGAATATGCAGGAAACATTGCAGAAATAGGAGAGATAGGAGAAAAGGAGGAAAAAAAACAAGTAGGAGGGTTTTCCAAAGGATTTAGTAAAGGATTTAGAATATAAAGGACTATGAGCAACATAACAACATTAGAAGAAATCAACCAACTTCTTCCCGATAATAATAACGGAGAAATTACAGAAGAAAACCTCCGAAAGTGTTTTGAAAAAACTTTTACTGAATTAGATAAAAAGGCGGATAGCGGAGCAATTGGTAATATGCAGAGTCTAATTCAACACAGAGCAAGTGTAGATGCTTCTAATATTGAAGCTGACAAGTTTTATGAAGCAATAAAACCATTTATTCCAGCATCCAGCGGAGGAGGAACTGCTGATATATCAAAAGCAGAAGTTACAAAAATGCTGAATGATGTGATGATAGGTGGGGAAAATTTAGTGAAAAACACTTTAACTCCTATGCTTGGTGCTAATGATACAGGAACAGGAACTTCTGTGGTTATGGAAGATGCAACAGGAAAGTTTACAAGAGTTACTCCAGCCAGTGGAAAGGCTGTTTCTCTGTATGGGTTTAGAATAGAAGGTTCTAATGATGGTTTTTACTCTAAATCTATTGATGTTCGGCACTCACACTCTGGAGCTGTGATGATTTGGAACAAAAGTATTCCGCCAAATAAATGGACAAGGATAAAACTGGAAAAAGCCACAGATAGCGAATTTTTCTTGTTGTCTATGACTACTCCAAATGTGCCTTTGGATATCAGAAAACTGAAAATAGAACATGGCACGAAGGCTACCGACTGGCGCCCGAATACCGATGAAATAATGGTAACTGTTTCAGCTTCAAAAATTGATAATGTATTTAATCAAAATGACCTGACAATTATTGGAGAAGAAAATGGGTCTAATGACAGGGCTATATACAATGTCCCTAACTTGGATTCTATCATATCGATTCTTGACCTTCATTTTATTTTTTCAGACGGAACAAGTGTGGCGTTACAGGGGGCAAAATCGGTAATGCTTTCCAGTGGCAAAAAGGGTATTCCTTTCCACAGCAGCATTGCAAACGGAAAGAATATTTCAAAAGTTTATTTACGAGCAATTTTAAAATAATCAATAAAAAATAAAATCATGAATCATTGTATTTCAGTAAAAACTAACAAAGAGTTTTTCTTCGGAGGAGCGAAGATAGGGTTTATCAAAATGACCATAGACAGTATTACCAATCTACCTAAGGAAAGGAAATACAACTTGGTTATTACTGACAGCTGTTATAAAGAAGTTAGCGAAAGGCAGCCGTTTGCTCAAGAAGACGGAAGCGTAGAAATGAGAGATGTTGTAATTCAGAGAGAGATAGGCTCTATTGTTAGGGAAGACTTGTCTTTTGGCTACGAGCAGTTAAATGCTTTGGCTCAAGTTTTAAAAATTAACAAGAGTCAATTTGAATCAGAAACTGACTATATCAACGAACTATTCAGACAGGGGCTTTATGTAGTGACAATTGAAGAATGCAAACAGGGATTACTTGGGGTAAAAGGAAAAGGAAGATATCAAACGGAAGCAGCCGATTGGTCTATTGTAAGAGAATAAGATATGAAAGAGATAGTGAATTTTTTAGTTGGATTGGTGTTGTTCCTATTGGCGTGGGCGCTGTTTCTTCCGATTTCGTTTCTCAATTTTTTTATAGTTGGTCTTAAATTCAAGGATTTGGGCTATTTCAAAAGTTCAGCGGTCAATTTAGACCGCTTCGGAAACTCTGAGTTCCGAACTCTTTTCAACTTGACTTTAAAGAAAAAAGAAGGCTATAAATTTGGAAACATGGAGGAAACTATCAGCTCTGTTTTGGGCAAAAACCAAAGGGATAACACGCTTTCATTTGCTGGCAAAGTGCTGGTATTCATTCTTGATACGATAGACAAAAATCACTGTAAAAAAAGCATAAAAGAGTTTTAAATATGAATATAAAAGAATTTATTGTGGACAACCTGGTGTTGTTATACAAAGGGAGTTTTTCGCAGAAGTTGTTGGCATCAGCACAGTTGTCACTAGCGCCAGCGGCAGCGCTGACTCTCACGGAGCGAATTAGTGGATGGTATGTAGAAAGTGAATTTTTCCTGTTCTGCTTGTGTGTGGTTTTAGCGATAGACCATATTTTAGATAGTTATGTTCACTTGATAATTCTTAAGGATTTCACATTCAAAGGAAATCTCAAAGAATTGATTACTAAATTATCTATTATTTCAATGGGATTTATCATTTTGTCTGTTATCAATAAGGTTTTGGAACCGATAGAGTTTTTCAAGAGTTATTTCAGCGTATTGGTTCAGCTCATGGTTATTCTCTATCCTGGCGCTACTGCACTTACGAACATGTCGGTTGTTACAGGGGGAAGATTCCCGCCGAGCGGACTTTTGGATAAAATAAAAAACTTCCACAATAGTGGAGATATTGACGACCTAAAAAGCAAAAAAGATGAAAAGTAAAATCAGCCACAGAATAGGATTCTGGCTCCTGCTTGCTTGTCTGCTATTGTCCATGGTAAGCTGTGGGAGCCGAAAGGCAGTCCTAGAAAAAGAGAAGTCAGAAATCAGCATTCATGAAGCTGAAAGAGAGAAAAAAGATTCCACGGGAATTTCCCAAACTAGGGAACACGAGGAATATAGCAGTATCAGTATGGATTCTAGTTTTAGTATTACTCCGATCGGGAATACACCTGCGGAATTTTCATTTTTCTACAATGGTAAAGAAGTCAAAGGAAAGACCACAGGGAAACTGGACTTTAATAATAAGAAGGATTTGTCGAATAAAAAAACTGACACCTATAAAACAGATACTGTTGCAGTAAGAACCGATAAAGAAAAAGAAACCCAGACTAAAGCAAAAACCGAAACCAAATCCAAGCAGACCGAACGGAGGGAGAGCTGGTGGGTTTATTTCGTAATATTTGCTGCGGGAGGTCTATGCTGGGAATTTTTGAGAAACAAGATATTTTAACCTTAAAAAATTAGAACATGAGTACATTTGATGCCTTAGGGCTTATTTTCATCGGAATTGGGATTGGTTTTGCGCTGACCAAAGGCTGGCAGCTTCATAAGTCCATTAAGGAGAAAGTCCGCAGAGATGCCGAAGAAACAGAGAGAAAAAGAAAAGAAGAACAAAACCAAAATCCGTAAATATGAAAACAGTATCCCATTTTAGAAATAAATTCGGGGTTCCCAATCCTGCGGGGGCTGGTTATTTGGTAACCATAGACCTGCCGTATCCTATGCGATTGGCTTGGGACAAAAACCAAATAGTAAGAAAAATAACCTGCCACAAGGAAATAGCAGAGCCTTTGAAAGCCGTATTTTCTGATATTCTGAAACATTACGGACTGGATAAAATCAGAGAATTGGGCATAGATATTTTTGGAGGATGTTTTAATTTCCGAAAAATGCGTGGGGGAAGTGAGTTTTCAGTGCATTCCTGGGGACTTGCCATTGACCTTGACCCTGAAAGAAATCAGCTGAAAGAAACAGCCAGAACAGCCCGTTTTGCCCGACCAGAATACAAAGCAATGATTGATATATTCTACAAACACGGCTTTATTTCGCTCGGAAGGGAGAAAAACTACGACTGGATGCATTTCCAGTGGGAAAAATTTTAGTAAAAAATGAATCAAGTCAGTGTTCCAGACTGCTGGGAGGAGCTTACGGATTACCAGCAAAGAGAGATTATCCATATCATCAGCCATACTGATACGGAAGATTTTACCGAGCAGTATATGCAGATAGTGCAGATTCTTTTGATGAAAAAAGGAAGTGTTTGGGAGCGTATCAAGATGCGGAGGATTTTGAAAAATATACCAATTTCCAATTTTGCTCCAGCTCTTAAATTCATCTCCGAAGAGCCGAAACTGCATCGTTTCCCAGAAATCAAAGGCTTGGTAAAACCTGCTGTAAGAATGGGAGATATTACCATAGAGCAGTTTTCTGTCTGCGATACCTTGTTCTATCGTTACCAAACGGAGAAAAAGGAGGTGTATCTCCGCCAGCTGGTGGCTGCATTATATCGGCTGGACCCGAAGAGCGAGAGCAAAGAACCAAGATTTGACAAAAATCTACTTCCGAAAGTTGCCGAAATTACAGACAAAATAGATGTAAAGGAAGCCGAGCGGATTGGCTTTATCTTCGGGTCGGTGCGGATGTATATTGCCAAGGTGTATCCGAGCATTTTCAAGAGCGACACGCCACGCTCAGAAGATCAGCCTGTATTTGCTGTCAAGAAAAAATTCACTCCATTTTCTCAAATTGTAGTGATGATGGCAGCAGATGAACTCCGCCTGCTGGGGAATCTGCACGAGTGCCAGAAGACTCTGCTGTATGATTTCATGAATGCATTTTTGGAAAGTAATAAAATTCATAAACTGAAAAACAAAGCATAATGAGAGGAACATCTTATTTAGAGTTAAAGAATTACTTTAACCAAATCGTGGAAAAATCTGAATTCTTGGAGGATTTTATTGGTTATTTTTCGAGAGAATTAAGAAACAAAGAGCAGAGTTCCAGAGGAATTCAGTTTCCGTGCTTGGCTCTTTTTAATTATAATTTTGGGATTGAGGGGGAGCAGATGGCGACTTCATCAGCGGTGCGAAATCTGAGTTTCGCTATTCTTCTGGACGCTCCAGCAGATGACTACGAAAAGCAATACGAGGCAATAGATAAGGCTGAAAAACTGGCGCTAAAAGTAGCATCACGAATGCGCTTTGATGCCAATAGACCAGAGCATTTCCTCTACGCTTCGTTTATCAAAAACAGCATAGAAGTCCGCCCTGTGGAACTGGATATAAGCAGGCTCTTCGGGGTAGAAGTGAGTTTCCAGCTGAAGAACATTCAGTCGCTGAAACTTGATGCTGATGACTGGAACGATGTAGATAAAGTATGCTAATAAAAACAGCGAGAACATGGCAAATTCTCGCTGTTTTTTTCCATATTATTTTTGATTTGGAAAAAAATCGTGTTTTTTTTCAATAAGAAATATTCCCTGCACCAGCAGGGATTTTTTATTATCTTTGTGGCTGAAGAAAAATTTGTGATAATATGAAAAACATTTTGACTTTTGCTACAATAGCAATAGCTGTGACATCGTGTTCCAGAAGTGAGGACAGTAATTCTCTTAACAACACTTCTCCAAAAGTATTAGAAGAAAAAAGAATTGTCCAAATTAACAAAGATGGTATGCTTCATACCAAAATCTACTATGGTTCAGATAAGAAAATTTCTGGAATTGATTATTTCAAAGATGGCGGTTTGAACTATCGTTATAAGATAGAGTATGAAAATGGTCTACAGAAGAAATGGAGTAGATACGACAATACTGATAAACTTACTTCCTATGAGCTTTATTATTTTGATGGAAATCTTGTGACCAAGAGAGAAAGATACACAGTTACTTCGGGAGTTCATGAGCTAAAGAATTATCAAACCTTTGAAAATCGTCCAGGAAAGATTAATAACTTGATAAAATCTACTTACTATAAAGCAGACGGGACTTCAAATGGATACTATACTGTTGAATATACCGACGAACAAGGAAGCAGTGTAAATAATATATATGATGAAAACAATCAAAAAATACAGGTAAACATTTGGGTAAAAGACACTAAAAAAGCCTTTGATAAATATTTAAGCCCGTTCACTTATCAGCATGAGCACAATAATATTTCGATATCTTACAGGCGTTTAGTACCCTCTACAGCACCTGATTTTTCCTATACTTCTACTTTTTCCTACGATGAAAATGGATATCCACTGACAGCTAGAAGAGTATATACCAACGGAACTGTAGAAAATTACGAGTACATCTGGGAATAATATAAAAGCAAAATCCTCCTAAAATGGGGGATTTTTTTAATAATTATAATAATTATGGTAATTATATAATTATTATAATTACTATATTAAATATTTATTGTATATTTGCAGTGTTCAACAACGATATGGGAGAAATCCCATTTATATAACTTTATTGTAAATATTTATTCCCCCGAAGGAGGGTGCAGTTGAGAAGCTGTACAGATCATATCCCATATGGTTGTTGAACACCTCCTAACGGGGGTATTTTGTATCTGGGAAATACAAATTTAAATTTATATAAAATGTTCAACAACCAAACAATTGCACAACCTGTGAAGCGTAGTAGCAGAGTGCTTAGAAGAGTGAAAAAAAATCTAATAGAGCCAGTAGATTTTGCAGAAGTTTTCGGGGGAAGCCTGCAGATGAAGTTGGTAGGAGGATGCTACTACTGCGGATTCCAGAATGAGGAGCAGAGAGCTCACGCCTGGGGCAGTTCCTTTACTAGAGCCTACAGAAATATGCTTAAAAACTTTCACGAAAAATATATGATATGAAAGGGAATAAAGAATATATAGAGGTTCAAGGGGCAAAACTCACAGAAGAATGCCTGGAATATATCAAGCTGAACCAGCAGAACGAAAGCTTTGGCTTTAGGGAGCAGCTGGATAAGATAAACACTTATCTCAATAAACTCCTCACGGCACATCTTTATTTAGAAACCGAGGAAGAAAAAAAAGAAGTAATGGATGTTATCTATGGACTTATTTTTCTTCGAGATGATATCAATAAGTTTATACTGTAACTTATGGAAGATTACAAAGAAAAAATAAAAGACCTGTTCCTGCGGTATTACAGGAACATCGGCGAGGAACAGGAAAAAACCTATCTCTCCACCAAGAGGATCCTAGAAATGGTGGGGGGGGTAATTCCTTCAAAGCCTATCAGCGAGCATGATATCTATGAATGCATGACGGATATGGGCTTTTACCAAGAGTTGGAAATTATCTACGGACAAATATGTATCTTTGAAGGAGATAAAGAAAAAGGCATTCCTGCTGAATATGACAGAGTCGAAGTAGACCGAGTATTCAAATGGGTGGTCTTTGAAAAGAAAAACGGAGTATAAACTTTCGCCCAGTATATAGAATGAAGACTATTGCTGGGCGTTTTTTTTGTTGTAAATTTGGGATATGGAATACAGAGATGAATTAGAAATAGCACAAAAAGCAGAGCAGATGCTCACGGGTGCTATTCGTAATAAAACCAATTCTTTTGCGGATCACTACAACGGGAAAAAAGAAGATGAACCAAGTCTCAAACAGGCATCTGCTAAATCCTATGTGAAAAAATACGGCAGGAAGAAAGATGGAAACCAGCAGATTTTCTTGCGCAGGCTGGTTATTCGTATGGCTCGGCACGGCTTTGTCCAGCACTATGGTGTCAATAGTCTGCGTGCTGGTGGTTTTAGAAAATCCAAATTAGGAAATTCATACCACTATGATGCCCACGATATGGAGATGAGAGCCCAGCCATTTATAGGAGATGCTATCAAACAAAGTGATGTAGTAGAGTTTGTTTCCCAGAATGTAGCAGAACTCAGAGCTAAGAATTTCGCTGAAGAGCTTATATTTCCACTTTCGCATTTTGCTAAATGAAAATAATTACTTAATTTAGAGATATGAAAAACACACAGTCTTTTTTACTAATGCTTCTTATCTTCCTTGCCATTGGAGGAGTAAATGCTGTTTTAGGACTTTTGGTTCTTTCTTATGCGTTGATTTCTAAGTTTTGGTTTGTTATATTATACATTCCCTCTCTTGTTCTTTTGGGTGTGCTTTTTAGTAGGATTAAATTTCCAAACACTATTTACAGAATGGGAGGCTGGAGTTTAGTAGTCGGTTTTTTAGGGCTGCTGGGAATAGTTTTTTACTCAATTTTTATTGAAAATATAGATGAAAAAGTTCTTTATATATTTGTTAGTATAGCGACTACGGGGATGATTATTACTTATCCTTTTCTTCAAACAGAAAAATAGAACATTCATAACATTCACATAATTGAACAATGGCGGACTGAGTTTTCAGTCCGTTTTTTTGTCCTTTGGAGAGAAACAGAAAAAATCAATCTTTGGGAATTAAAGATTGAACATGGCAAAGAATGTATCTACAACAATAGTTTTAAAGGTAAACGGAAAAGATGTTGAAAATTCTTTCAGTGGGTTAAGCAAAGAAGCCCGAACCTTGGAGAGTGAGCTTCGGAAACTCACACCAGGAACTGAAAGGTTCATGAGAAAAGCTGCGGAACTCAAAGAGGTAAAAGAGCATTTTTCAAGAGTAAAAAGTGAGATTGATGCTGTAAGCGGAAAGCTAAAAGAGTCAGAAGGCTTTTTAGGGAAATTTCGCTCCAAACTTTCTGATATAGGACTCAGTTTTGGAAATCTCGGTGTAGGTTTGGCTGGTCTCCATTTGAAAAACACAGCAGAAGAACTGCTCAAAGTATCTGATGCTATGGCGGATGTTCAGAAGACTACAGGCATGGCACTGGATGAAGTGAAACAGCTCTGGGAGGCTTTCGATGATATGGACACCAGAACCTCCAAGATGGACAGACTGAAGATTGCCGAAGTGGGCGGTCGGCTTGGTGTTCCTAAGGAGGAAATGGCATCTTTCGTTCAAGAGGTAGACAAAGCATATGTTGCCCTGGGAGATTCTTTCGACGGCGGTTTAGAGGGCGTGGTGGATTCTTTGGGAAAAATCAAAGGATTATTCGAGGAGACCAAAGGGCAGAGCTATGCCGATGCTATCAATGGCGTAGGTTCTGCCTTGAATGAACTTGCTGCATCGGGAACAGCCAGTGAGGGGAATATTTCAGATTTTGCTCTTAGAATAGGTGCTTTGCCCGATGCACTCAAGCCATCTATTGATAAAGTCTTAGGGCTTGGTGCAGCGTTTGAAGAATCTGGGGTGGATTCTCAGATAGCGGCTTCGGGATATTCTAACTTTATGAAGGTGGCAGGGGAGAACATCGGACTGTTTGCCCAGTCTATGCATATGTCCACGGCGGAGGCGAAAGAATTATTTAATACTAATCCAGAAGAATTTTTCTTAAGATTTTCCGAGGGAATGCGTGGTGTAGAAGCCACAAAGACGGTTGAGATTTTTGACAGCCTTGGTATAAAATCACTGGAGGTTCAGAAGGCAGTCGGTGCAGCTGCCAATAGAACCGATGAATTCAGAGCTGCTATGGAAAGGTCTGGCAAGGCAATGGCTGACGGAACTTCCCTTTCAGATGAATTTAGCAAGAAGAATAACAACGCAGCCGCAATAGTGGAAAAGCTGAAAAATGCTTTTGCGGATATGTTTACTTCTAATAATATTATCAATCTTTTTGAGGATGTTATCCGTGTGGTTGGCTTCATTACAGGAGTAACCAAGGAGGCAGGAGACGGCATAAGGGAATTTAAAGACAGGCTTGTTTTTTTAGCAAAAATCATAGGGGTGATGGTTACTGCTATGGTCAGTTATAAAGCAGCAATGTATCTTATTGCTCTTTCCACCCAAAAAGCCTATCAGCAGACCATTCTTTATAATGCAGTCCAAAAGGCTAAAATTGCAATAGAGTCGGCAGCAAAGGGCGTTTCTCTTTTGTATGCAGCTGCTAAGGCTAAATTAACAGGAAATACTGCTGGAGCAACTGCAGCAATGAGAGCCTTTAATATGACTACTAAAATGAACCCGATTGGTTTATTAGTCGCAGCTATAGGTGCAGCGATAGTAGCATATAAACTTTATCATAAGGAAGTAGATGCAGCTACACAAAAACAGAAAAATCTAAATGATGCTTTTGTAGAGGCAGAAAAAAGTATTGTTTCTCAAAAAAATGAGCTGGACCAGCTTATGAAAACTGCCAGAGACGAAACTTTATCCAAAGAACAAAGGCTGGAGGCGATTAAAAAACTCAACGAAATTTCTCCAGAGTATTTAGGTTTCTTGAATTTGGAAAATATCAATACTCAAGAAGCCACTAAAGCGGTCGATAAATACACCGAGCATCTCTTAAAAATGGCAAGAGTAAAAGCCCTTACAGCTAAAATGGATAAAATAGGAGAGCAGATTATTGATAAAGAAAACGAATCACTGGGCGAAAACCTTGGTTTAGTTGATAAAGCAGCTAATAAAATAAGTAATTTATTTGGAGGAAAAGATGTTGTAAATCTTGATAAAAATGAAGCTGTTCAATATCAAAAATGGCTGAAAGCTGTAGGAAAAAAACGAGCAGATGAGTTAAAAAAAGAATATGCTCATGTTTATGAAAAAAGAAAACAAGATGTACAAGGTTTAACAGACCAGCAGAGAGCACTTGCAGAGGAAATAAAAAAAATACAAGGAGAAGAGGGAGGAACCGCTCCTGCTTCTAATAAACCAGTAAATAGTGCTGTTGCAAATCCGACAAAAAACAAGACTCCCAAAAAGAATTCGGGAGAAGATAAATCCAAATCTGTTTATGAAAAATCATTAGAAGATAAGCGTAAATATGACAAAGAACTTCTGGACGCTCATAGAAAATACGAAGATGAAAGGGAAAAAATTCAGCTCGAAGGTTATGAGAAGGAAAAAAGACTTTTGGAAACCGAGCATAATCGGAATTTAGAAGATATCGAGAATCAGAATAAAGAAAAGAAAGATGCTATTGCTAAAGTAGAACGAGAGATTTCTGATTTTCAAAAAGCAAAAGCAGGAGCAAGTCCTCAAGCCCAAAAGAATTATGATGCTGCGATACAGAATAAAAGAGAAGAAATCGCAGTTATCAACTCCATTATTGCGCAGAATAATAAAATCAAAGAGCAGATGGAGCATACACATCAGCTGAAAATAAAAACAATTGATGAAAAAGCAGAACTTGAGAAACATCAGCGTGATATCACGAACCTGCAGAAGGAGGCGGCTCTTGTTCATGAAAAGAATGAGAATGAAATCACAGAAATTAAAACCATGGCGGAAGCAAGGGAAAAACTTGCTGAAATGGAATTTTTGAAACTTAGTGATCAAGAGCTGAAAAACATTCATACGCTAGAAGACGCCAAAAAAGCATTGAGAGAAAATGCAAACAGAGCTGCACTGCAGGCGCAGATAGAGCTTTTCAAAAAAGAGCAAAAAATATTGGAGGACTTACTCAGCAATCCAAATGTATTTTCTGAAAAATCAGTGCAGGAACTTAAAGAAAGAATAGCATCCATCACGACAGAAGTCAATAAGCTGAATGCTGCCAAGAATGGAAATGAAGTAGGTGATGAATCCCAAATTCAGAAAGATGCCCGTAAGGAAATGGACAAAGTCGATATTCTTGGGTTTTCGGTTACCCAGTGGAGCGATACTTTCAAAAACCTAGACACTACCGAGCGCAAGCTTCAAGCTGTAATGATGGGTGTGCAGGCGCTGAAAAATGCGTTTTCTCAGTTTTCCGAACTTCAGCAAAGACTTAATGAGCGAGAACTCAGAAGTTTTACCAAAGGGCAGGACAACAAGAAGAAAGAGCTTCTGCGACAGCTGAATGAAGGCTACATCAACCAGGAACAATATCATAAAGGTGTCCAGCTATTAGAGGAGGAAACCGATGCGAAGAAAGCTGAACTGGCAAACAGGCAGGCTAAAATCCAGAAAGCAATGGCGATTGCACAGATTGCTATCAATACAGCACAAGCAATTATCGGAATATGGGCGCAGGTTCCTAAGTTTGATTTTGGTATTTCCGCTGGGGTTCTTACTGGTGTGGTGTCGGCTTTGGGCGCTGCGCAGATTGCAGCAGTTCTTGCTCAGCCAGACAGTTTCGACAAAGGTGGTTTTACAGGTGGAGGCTTCGGTTCTCCTGATAGTTCTGGATTCAGACCAGCGGGAATAGTCCACGAGAACGAATATGTCACTCCTAAATGGATGCTTCAGAATCCAGTGGTTGCTGATGTAGTAGACTGGATGGAAAGTATCCGAACAGGGAGAACTCAAGCACCAAGAGGCTACGCAGAAGGAGGTTTTACGGGCGGAGGACAGACTTCTGGAGGGGATGTTCAGACTCCTGCAACGGCTCAGATGGTTTTAGGAGCAGAAATGCAGCCAATTTTATCAGACTTGAAACAAGTTCTTTCCGAACTAAAAGAAAACGGAGTAGAAGCGTGGATGGTAGAGAATGCCGAAAATGGTAAAAGATTGAAAAACGCAATAAAACAATTTGAAAATATAGAGAAAAGAAATGCGAGAAAATAAAAATTCTTTCCAAAAATTCAGGGTTTTTGATAACGACCCGATGAATAAGCTTTGCGACCAAGTGATTTCCTTGGTCGAAGAGCTGACAAATGAAACGCCTGCTGTGTGTGGTTCTGTAGCGAAAGTGTTCGGGGAACAGCTGCAAGAAGACTACACGCCGAAAGATGTGGATTTCGTAGTGAGCAGGTGGGCTTTCCGCCAATTGCTATGGAAAATTCCTACTGAAATTACAGGCGTAAAAATGATTGAGCAAAATCCCAATAGAATAATTCTCTTTACGAATTATCGATATTGTATAGAGATATGGGTGCATAATGCAGTTTCAGAAAAAAGAGAGTTAAAAAAATACCAAAACGAAATTCTTTATACAGATTATGGCAAAGAAAATTAGATTAAAAAAGATTGCGGTTTGTGATAATTGGCAACTTACCTCGCAAAATGGTTATGAGTGCGGCGGATACAAACAAGAAGACGCTCCTTTGGTGGAGTGGGATGTGAATCCTCCCACTATTGTTTTTGAATACATCAAAGGCAAGGGAATGCCCAGCCAGCAGACCAGCAGGCTGACTTTCCCAGAACTAGATTTGTGGAATGATGCTCCATATAAGAAGTTTGTCTATAAAACTCGGGTGACTTATAACCTTGGAGCATCGAACTGGTTAAATGTCAGCACCAAGGAAAAGATATTTAGAGAGGGAGGAAACAGCGGAAAGATTAACCCACGCCAAGCAGATGTTCTTTTGGATGTTACAGGACTTGCGGGACTGAGTGCGGGAAGATATTCAGCATCTATCATCTACGAAGCTTACGGGATAGATGACAGAGGCGGTGAGCATTACATAGAGCCGAGTTCTGTTTCTGTGACTGTTAAACTAGAAGTTAAGCAAGGGCAGGCTTCTCCATCGGATTTGGTGACAGACAAGACCGATCTTGTTCTGACTTACAACAAGGCGACAAAGACCCTTAGTGGAGATACCAGGTTAGAAGTCCGCACTACGGAGCCTATTACTTTTAATATTACTCCAGATTGGGAGTCTTTTTATCCTTTTTCTTTGGATATTTTGAAAGAAACTGATAAAAGTGTTATACAAATATCAAAGTCTGCATATTCAGACACCACTCCAGTAGATTCTACTTATGAATTTCATGCAGAAATAAAAGCGGGAGGAAAGAAAAAAACAATTATAATTTTATTCAAAACTATTTCGGGGGAAGTAGTGAAAGATTTTGATTTTTCTCCAAGAATTTTTGAAGATACTTTAATAAAAGGGGTAGATTCTGCAAAAACTTTTACTGCGGACATCGTTAATCCAAATAATTTAGAAATCAGCGTTTCTTTAAAACCATCATTCATAGAAACTGCTGTAATAGAAGGTGGAAAACTGAAAATTACCACAGTAAAACCAGAGAGTCTTGCTGTGGGAGCTTACAGTGGAGAAATACTGCTTTCAGCAGGGACAATAGAAAAGAGTTTTTCAGTGAGGCTGAAGATAGCAGAGAGTTTAAAATCAGATTTTAGAGGCGAAGCCTATTATTTTGCTCTGGACAAGAACAAGATAAAGATGAGCCAAAACAATCCTTTCTCCAGTTATGTAAAAATGAAATTGGAGATGTTTTTCAAAGGCTATCAGCAGGAATATCAGGAGGTTCAGGAGTATGAATATCTTTATTTCAAAAATGAAGTAGAGGTTTTCCCTGGAGAGGAAATCCAAGACTTCTTTGCAAGATGCAGAGAGCTTTATCCACTGAATGATGTAGGTTATCAGTATAGTTTTGCGCTGGTAAATATTACCATTACCGAGCATAATGCGGATGATGAACAGCTTTCAGAATACCAGATAAAGAATGTTTTCTTTGTTCCTGGCAGAAGACCACGATGTTTTCCATTATTTACCAATCATCCCATGCGCAGAACCTATCCAGAATCTGTAATCCGTATCAGTGCAGATGCTATTTCGGAAAAGGCAGAGTTTGTTCCGCTGATGAATATTTATCAAGGAGGAAAACCCGCTTTTGAGAAGAAAAACGAGGTTCGTTCTCATAATTTTATCCGAAAATTATTCACTGGAAAAGAGAATGAAATCATTACTGCTGGGGAGATTAAATATATTCCGTTCCCAGAGGTTGAAAATCCGATTCATATCTTCTTTGAAACGGAGAACTTGGTATTTGAGTGGTTCTCTGCTCACGATAAATACCGAATGATTTCGGAGTTTGAGCATTATTTTGATGCCGAAAATAAATTAAAATACGGCAGTAAAAGGAAGAAATCGCTTACTATCAATACAGGGTGGATTCTTCGGGAGGAAATTGCGCTGATAGATGACCTGCTGGGGTCTAATCTGTGTTTTATCATGATTGGCAATTTAAGGCTGAAAGCTGTAGCTGTGGGTAAGAAAAACGAAATGTATGATACCAGCGAACATCTGTATCAGATGGATTTAGAGTTTAATGTGATAGAAACCAAGTAAGTTATGCAGGACAAATTTGTAACCAATGAAGGAATAGAAATTCCGCTGGACGGACTTTCGTTTAGTTTCACTGAAGAAAATCCAAGGTTCAAGGACAGCTTCTGGACCAACTACACTTTGCCCATAGAGTGTCCTTATACGGTGGAATTTCTTAGGAAGATAGGTCAGTTTTCTTCGCTTGACAATTCTAAACTTAAGCGGTTTCATGATGGAATCCATATTCACGAGGGAAAACGGAGAAAAGGAAAAATCGAGATTCTGGAGTTTGGGATAAAGTCGCTAAAATTTCAGATTGATTCTGGATTTGAAAATTTACCGAATTTTGACAAAAAACTAGCAGATCTGCCTCTGCATAATTTCGAAGTTCCAGACATCTACCAGCACGCCAATGAAGTCGTGGAAAAGAGCTATCCTGCATCAGATTATAATTTTCCAAAACTCTATACAGATGAATACAATCTGGACAGTGAGGAATGGAAATATTTCGATTCGATGATAAATAATAGAGTGCAGGAACAGGGAAAGGCTGTAAAGAGTTTCCCAAGGAATAGGGTAGAGGACGGAATGGATGTTTATAATAAAAACATCATCCATCCGATGCCTTACCTGCTGTATGTTCTAAAGGCTGGGTTTAAAGATGCAGGGTTCCAGCTTATGGGGGATATTCTTAGCGATGAACATCTGCTTCAGAGATGTATTTTTACCGATAAAAACTACTACACCACAGGAGACCAAAAACTACATAAACTCAGCATGTTCAAGGAGGAAGTATATTTGACTGAGCGGACTCCTGGGGGCGATATGTTTGGGAAGTGGAAAAAATCAGTAGTGATAGAGGCGCCAGGGAAATATAGAATTTATTTCAAAGTGCATAACGCATTGAAGGGCGCTGATGTTAATCTCTATTATGGAGACAAGCATGTTTATTCTTTCGGTGCTGGTAATCAGCTCCAAGTGGTGGAGAATTTAAGTTTTGTTTTAGATGTTAGCGAGCAGGACGCCGTGGATAGGAAGGAATTTGTCTTTGAATATTACGGCTATTTAGAGGCTCCGCATTTAATGGATTCTTCTAAAAAAGATATAGGTCTGGCGTATATGGAAATCCGACCGATGAGACAGCACACCATAGAGGGTAATGTCATTCCGTATGTATTTAATTTTAACAGGGTTAATCTTAAAAAAGCAGTGCCAGATATGTCGTTCGGGGATTTGGTGACCATCATCAAGAACTGGCGAAACTATGACCTTACTTTTGACGGCTCCAAGGCTATAATGAACCTTATTAGAATTGATAAGAGCAAGGAGCCAGAGGATTTCAGAGCCTTTGAGGTAGAAAATCCTATCAGGAAATTTACTGATAAAGAGTATTTTCATTTGAAGTTTCCAGAAGTAGAGGGAATGGAAAACAGGAATATTTTTTTCAATGAAAAAGGCTATCAGCTCAATCCTCATTTTGTGCCTGAAAATACTACAGAAGTTACTGTTAATGGCTTTTGTCTTCCGATGGCGTTTTTCCGTGGCGCTAATACAGCCAAGGCTTACAAGGAAAGTTCCTTGATGCTGGTTTATTACGCAGGGCTGGACAGAGATGGTGATAACCACGCCACCAATCCGAGAGGGCTAGAAGGAGAGGAGTGCGCCGAGCATCTTAAGCCCTGGTATATGAACAGGTTGTCTAACTTCAGTTACAAATGGACATTCATTGCGGAAAAAAACAAAATCCGTAAGTATGATATCCGCTCGGAAATTTTTGCCTATAATAAAAGGCACTGGATAAAATCCTGGGTAAAAAATTCCATTTCGGACAAGCACTATTCTATAGAGATAGAAACTGAAACTTATTAGTCTTTTGCTCCTATTTAGGGGCAAAAGTTTTTTAATCGAAGATGTTTGTCGTTAGTGCAGCTTCTTCATCTATAATATGGACATACTTCATTGTAGTCATTATTTTAGTGTGTCCCAATAACTTTTGCAGGTTTTCCACCTTTCCGCCTTTGATTAGGTAATTGGTAGCAAAGCTGTGCCTTGCTGTATGGAATGATATGTTTTTTTTGATTCCGCATATTTTAGCAATTTCCTTGATTTGCTTATTGATGTGGACTCCTGCCTTTTTTGCGATGAACAGCATGGGATTGTTGTCTATTATTTGTCTGCATTTTTGTCCTATTCCTATGATTTGGCGCATTTTCGTTTTAATCGAAATAAACTCGAAGGTGTCAGCATTGAAGTCATCACGATTCCTTTCCATAACATCGGAAATTCTCAGTCCTGTATAGCATGAAAATAGAAAATATCCCAAACTTAACTTCAAATGTTCTGGAATAAAAGAAGAATAGTAGTATTCCTCCATTTTCTTTATTTCTTCTTCTTTGAGCCAAATGATTCTTCCTCCTGTAGAACCGACCTTGACCCAATCTAGATTTACATAGATTTTTATTCCATTCGCTTTTGCCATGCGAAGGTATTTCTTGATGATGCTGATATTGGTATTTACTGTAGCAGAATTATTTCCTAATTTTTTTAAATAGGATCTGTATTTGTCGAACCAAAGCAAATTGATATCTGGAAAAGAGCTTGGTATTTTGGAGTTTTTGAGCTTATTGAATATTCCTTTATGTTTTATTATGGTAGATTCTGACAGGTCTTGGTCTTGGATTACATGCTCAAAGAATTGCACCAAATCATAACTTGGTGGTGCATTTTTCAGCTGATTCAGAAACATATCCATTGTAAGTGGAGTTTCAGAAAGTCTGTGTTTTACGATGATGTTAGTGATTCTGTTTTCTAATTGTTTCAGAATAAGATTGTAATCATCTGCTTCATCACACTTGATAACTTTTTTCTTTTCTTTATCCCAATATTTTTCTTCTACTTTTAGCAGAGTAGATAGTCTTGCTCTTTTTCCGTTCAATCTTACATTGAGATAAATGGGTGACTTTCCAGATTTGTCACTCTCTTTTTTTATAAAAAAATTGTAGTTCATAGCTGCATAGAGATAAGCAGCATCTTTTCCGAAGCTTATGTTTTCTATCATTTCAGTTATGTTTTAAAAGTTAAAACACAACCAGGCACTACTTTTATCTACTGAGTGACCAACATAGAGACCAAAACACAAAAAAAGAGGAATAATAAACCCTTTATAAAACCTCTAAAAATCAGTGATTTCGCAATTAAGTTTATTATTCCTCCTTTACTTAGTAGCGGGAGCAGGACTCGAACCTACGACCTTCGGGTTATGAGCCCGACGAGCTACCTACTGCTCCATCCCGCGATATTGTTTTGCAAATATACAGCTTTTTTTTTCACTACCAAATTTTTTCATAAAAAAATGCATTTGAAAATTTTCAAATGCATTTTTTTAATTGTTTTTCCTAGTTCATCAATACTCTTTGGATGATTTGTAAAACAAGTCCTACACCAAAACCTATCAATGCCATAGTACATGCAGATTTTGCTTTTACAGGTGCTTTATCTTTGTTCATAAAATAGATAACAGCTCCCGCGATAGGAATACAAAATGAAAGAACTTTCATCCACATCTCCAAATCTTCTTGATCTTGTGGTTGATTTACATTAGGATTTTGATTTAAATCACTCATAATTAAACAAATTTTAAAATTAATTCAGCTATATATATTCCAGTAATAGAGACCAAAGACATGGTTCCTATACCTGCCATTAGTCCTGTAATTAGTCTTCTCATATTGGTGCTTTCCTTATTATAATAAGCCTGAATAAAGCCATCTAAATAAGTAGGAACTATCAGTAAAATAGTCATCCAAAAATTGAGAGATACTACACCAAATAAGAAGAATGGAAAAGAAAGATACCCCAAATGTATTCCTGTGCATCTTGCACAAACAGGAAATTGTTTTCCTCTCCAAAAGAAAGACCTTTCAGGTTTTCTATGGCAGAAGCTAAAATGAAGTTTTACTCTTTCTTTCTCTTTCATAATTATTTCGCAAATGTATAAAAAAAATATTATGAAAATACAAAAAAAATAATGAAATAATTGCTTATTTCTAATAAAAATATAAGATACGCCAAGTTCATAAAAATGGTTTGAAAAAAAATTATTACTTTTGCCTCCGTAAAAAATATATATGCAAAACATTAGAAATATCGCAATTATTGCCCATGTAGACCATGGAAAAACTACTTTGGTGGATAAAATCATTCATGCTACCAATATTTTTAGAAAAAGTGATGAATCAGGTGATTTGATTATGGATAATAATGACCTCGAAAGAGAAAGAGGAATTACCATTTTATCTAAAAATATCTCTGTAACTTACAAAGACACGAAAATCAATGTGATAGATACCCCAGGGCACGCCGATTTTGGGGGGGAAGTGGAAAGAGTTTTGAAAATGGCTGACGGGGTTGTTCTCTTGGTAGATGCATTCGAGGGGCCAATGCCACAGACAAGATTCGTGCTTCAAAAAGCCTTAGAATTAGGGTTGAAACCAATAGTGGTTATCAATAAAGTAGATAAAGATAACTGCCGTCCTGATGAAGTTCATGACAAAGTATTTGACCTGTTTTTCAACCTAAATGCTACGGAAGAACAGCTGGATTTCCCTACATACTACGGTTCATCTAAACAAGGTTGGTTTAACACAAGTTTGACTCCTGCTGATAGTATTTTGCCTTTATTAGACGGGATTTTAAAACATGTTCCAGCACCAAAGGTAGAAGAAGGAGCGCTGCAAATGCAGATAACATCGCTGGATTATTCATCTTTCTTGGGAAGAATTGCCATTGGTAAAGTTACCAGAGGTTCTGTAAAAGAAGGACAGTGGATAGGACTTTCACAAGAAGGCGACAAAATAGTAAAAGGAAAAGTAAAGGAACTATATGTATTCGAGGGGTTAGGAAAGAAAAAAGTAGAGGAAGTTTTTGCAGGGGATATTTGTGCGATTGTAGGTTTTGATGCGTTCCAGATTGGTGATACTTTCGTAGATTTGGAAAATCCAGAGCCTCTCCCGAGAATCGCTATTGATGAGCCTACTTTGAATATGACTTTTTCTATCAATAACTCACCTTTCTTCGGAAAAGATGGTAAATATGTGACTTCTAACCACTTGAAAGAGAGATTAGAAAAAGAATTAGAGAAAAACTTGGCTCTTCGTGTTCAGGGGACTGATGATGCGAACACTTTCTTGGTGTTCGGTCGTGGGATTCTTCACCTTTCAGTTTTAATCGAAACGATGAGAAGAGAGGGATATGAAATGACCATCGGGCAGCCGCAGGTTATCTTAAAAGATATTGATGGAGAGAAATGTGAGCCATATGAATCTTTGGTGGTGGATGTTCCAGAGGAATTTGCCTCTAAGGTTATCGACCTAGCAACTCAAAGAAAAGGAGATTTGCACATTATGGAAACTAAAGGTGAAATGCAGCATTTAGAGTTTGAAATTCCATCCAGAGGGCTTATAGGGCTTCGTTCCCAAATGCTTACTGCAACGGCTGGTGAGGCTATTATGGCACATAGATTTGTGGATTATAAGCCTTTCAAAGGTGCAATAGCTGGTAGAAACAATGGAGTTTTAATCTCTAAAAACCAAGGTCAAACTACAGCGTATTCCATTGAAAAACTGCAAGATAGAGGTAAGTTTTTCGTAGACCCAGGGGAAGAAGTATATGCAGGTATGATTGTAGGAGAGCAGAACAAACCTGGGGATTTAGTAGTAAATATCGTGGAAGGGAAGCAGCTGAACAATATGCGTGCAGCTGGTAAGGATAAAGATGGAAGCATCGCGCCTAAAATTCTATTTTCATTGGAAGAATGCATGGAATATATCCAGCATGATGAGTGTATAGAGGTAACTCCTAATTTCATCAGAATGCGTAAAAAACTTTTATCTGAAGAAGATAGAAAAAGAGCAGAAAGAAGCGCTAAAACAGAATAACAATAAAATCTCCCAAAATTGGGGGATTTTTTATTATATTTGTGCTAAACATATTTAGACTATGCTAAACAAAAAAATACACTTATAAGCGTTATCACAGGATGCTCGGTCGTGGCAGCTGTTTTTTTAATGATGAACGGCTGTTCCCGAGTAGAACCGAACTATGAAGGCGTTCTGATGGAAAATTATGGTAGAAACGGAAAAGCAGATTTTTCAACCGTTTCTGGGCGACAATGGACATTCTTCCCAGGAGTAGAACTTTACCAAGTGCCAATGTTTGAGACCAGTGGCGACCCGCAAGCAGTGCAGGTTTCTGCAAAGGATGCAGGTGTTTTCACGGTAGATCCTTCCTATCAGTATCAGCCTATTAGAGGCAAAGGAGTGGATATCGTGTTCAATTACAAGCATTTAGGGATAAACCAGCCAGAGGTAATGATGGATAATGTAGAAAACTCTATCCTAAATAAGCTGGTAACCAATGCCTACCGAGAAGAGGCCAGAAACTATACTACAGACAGCTTGATGAATAACCTCAATACATTTGAAAGACAAGTAGAAACTAGGCTTAAAAAAGATTTTGAAAATAAATTTTTTCAGCTAAACAACTTGACTTCTGGGCTTAAACCTCCCGCTTCTATGGCGAAGGCTATTGAATTGAGAAACAATGCGATACAACAAGCAGAGCAAGTAAAAAATGAACTCCAAGTTTCTAAAATGAATCTTGAAAAAGCCAAAATCGATGCCGAAGCCAACCGCGTAAGAGCCGAAGGACTTGACAACAAGATTTTACAAGAAAAATGGATAGAAGCCATAAGAAATACCAATAATAAAGTAATCATCACTGATGGTAAAACACCTGTAATACTACAATAA